GCAACACCGGGTACTTCTACGAGGCCGTGGACGGCTCCAAGCGGGAGTTCTGGGAGAGCGAGAAGATCGACGCCCGCACCGTCGAGGGCACCGACAAGAGCATCTACCAGCAGATCATTGACGAGTACGGCGAAGACTCCGACGAGGCCCGGGTCGAGGTCTACGGTGACTTCCCCAAAAGCGGCCAAGACCAGTTCATCGCACCCCACTCGGTCGATGACGCCATGAAGCGCCCACAGTACAAGGACATGACAGCACCCGTGATCATTGGCGTTGACCCGGCCCGTGGCGGCATGGACAGCACCGTGATTGCCGTGCGCCGTGGCCGTGACATCGTGGCGATCAAGCGCTTCAAAGGCGAGGACACCATGAGCGTGGTGGGTCACGTCATTGACGCCATCGAAGAGTACCGCCCAGCACTGACCGTGATCGACGAGGGTGGTCTGGGCTACGGCATCCTTGACAGATTGAACGAGCAGAAGTACAAAGTGCGCGGGGTGAACTTCGGCTGGAAGGCCAAGAACCCCGTGATGTGGGGCAACAAACGGGCTGAGATTTGGGGTGCCATGCGCGATTGGGTCAAGACGGCCAGCTTGCCGCAGGACCGACTGCTCAAGAGCGACCTGATCGGCCCGATGAAGAAGCCCAACTCGGCGGGTACCATCTTTCTTGAGGGGAAGAAGGAGATGAAGGCCCGGGGTGTGGCCTCGCCCGATGCCGCCGATGCAATTGCCGTAACATTCGCCTACCCCGTTGCACATCGGGAGTACAATGAACGCACAATGGTTCGACGCAACGCACAGAATGGCGCTGCATTAACTTCTTGGATGGGGTCGTGATGGCTACAAAGAAAAGTGTTTCGCTAAGTGTTGGTCGTGGTGAGAAGTTGCCCGCATCCAAGGGTGCTGGTCTGACCGAAAAGGGTCGCGCCAAGTACAACGCCGCTACCGGCAGCAAACTCAAAGCCCCCGCGCCGAGTCCCAAGACGGATGCAGACAAAGGCCGCAAAGCAAGCTTCTGCGCCCGCATGGAAGGGGTTGTCAAAAACGCCAAGGGCCCAGCGGAGCGGGCCAAGGCATCACTCAAACGATGGAAGTGCTGATCATGGCTACAAAACCCGGACTCTATGCCAACATTAACGCCAAACGCGCTCGTATCGCCGCTGGCTCTGGTGAGAAGATGCGCAAACCCGGCGCTGCTGGTGCACCCACCGCCAAAGACTTCAAAGAATCGGCCAAAACGGCCAAAAAACCTGCAACAAAGTCCAAAAAATGACCATCCAAGCCCTGCAAGACTGCCTGATTGTTCGCCCTGACATCGAGAAACACGCCCTGTTGATCATGCTGCGAGAGAAGAAAACGGGCACTGGCACCGTTATCTCCGCTGGCCCACAGGCTATGGACATCAAAGTCGGCGACAAAGTATTGTTTGGCGATTCCATCGGTCAGGACTTAAAATGGGAAGGTGAAGACCTCCTCGTAATGCGCGAGTTGCACACCCTCGGAGTATTTGAAGCATGAAAGACACCACCGGAATCGTCGCCGCAGGAAATGTGGCAAACAACGGCCCGTACCCCTCAAAAGGCGGTTCCGATGACGTTCTTGCCGTTGCCCGCTCACGCATGACAATGGCGATCTCGGCCTACTCGGACACCCGAGAGGACGAGCTTGACGATCTGCGGTTCTACGCAGCGTCCCCGGACAACCAGTGGCAGTGGCCCGCCGATGTGCTCCAAACCCGTGGCGCTGTCCAAGGTCAAACCATCAACGCCCGCCCCTGCCTGACCATCAACAAGCTGCCCCAGCACGTCCACCAGGTGACGAACGAGCAGCGCATGAACCGCCCTGGCATCAAAGTCATCCCCGCCGATGACAAAGCCGACGTGGACATGGCCGATGTGTTCAACGGCGTCATTCGCCACATCGAATACATGAGCGATGCTGACGTGGCCTACGACACCGCTTGCGAGAACCAAGTGTCCTACGGTGAAGGCTACATCCGTCTGCTGACCGAGTATTGCGACGAAGACACATTCGACCAAGACATCAAGATTGGCCGCATCCGCAACAGCTTCAGCGTCTACATGGACCCCATGATCCAAGACCCCACGGGCGCAGACGCCCGTTGGTGCTTTGTCACGGAAGACCTGACCAAAGCTGAATATGAGCGTCTGTACCCCAATTCCGCACCCATCAGCACCCTGATGAGCCTTGGCGTGGGCGACCAGTCGATCAGCCAGTGGATCAACGAGAACACGATCCGCATTGCCGAATACTTCTACATCGAGTACGAGAAGCAAACGCTCAATTTGTACCCCGGCAACCAGACTGCGTTTGACGGCACCCCCGAAGACAAGTCTTTCCGAATGATGTTCGGCAAGCCCTTGCGCTCCCGCGAAGCCGACCGCAAAAAGGTCAAATGGTGCAAGATCAACGGCTACGAGATCTTGGAAGAGCGCGAGTGGGCCGGTGCATACATCCCCGTGGTGCGCGTGGTGGGCAACGAGTTTGAGGTTGATGGCCGCATGTACGTCAGCGGTCTGGTGCGTAACGCCAAAGACGCGCAGCGCATGTACAACTACTGGGTGTCGCAGGAAGCCGAGATGCTGGCACTCGCACCCAAAGCCCCTTTCATCGGCTACGGTGGTCAGTTCGAAGGCTACGAGCAGCAGTGGAAGACGGCCAACACAAACAACTGGCCCTATCTGGAAGTCAACCCTGACGTGACCGACGGTCAGGGTCAGGTGCTGCCTTTGCCAGCCCGCGCCCAGCCCCCAATGGCCTCCAGCGGCCTGTTGCAAGCCAAATCGGGTGCCGCAGAAGACATCAAGTCAGCCACCGGCCAGTACAACGCATCGCTGGGTATGACCAGCAACGAGCGCTCCGGTAAGGCTATTTTGGCCCGCCAGCGTGAGGGTGATGTTGGCACCTACCACTACGTTGACAACCTGGCCCGTGCGATCCGTCACATTGGCCGTCAACTCGTGGACCTGATCCCCAAGATTTACGACACCGAGCGCATCGCCCGGATCATTGGTGAAGATGGTGAGCCATCGACCGTCAAGATGAACCCGATGCAGCAGGAGCCGGTCAAACGCATCGTGGACCAAGAAGGCACCCTGATCGAGAAAATCTACAACCCCAGCGTGGGCAAGTACGATGTTCGCGTGATCACCGGTCCCGGTTACGCCACCAAGCGCCAAGAAGCTCTGGAGAGCATGGCTCAGTTGTTGCAGGGCAACCCACAGTTGTGGCAAGTTGCTGGCGACCTGTTTGTCAAGAACATGGACTGGCCCGGTGCCCAAGACCTTGCCAAGCGCTTCAAGAAAACCATCGACCCCAAAGTGTTGGCCGACGAGGATGACCCAGCCTTGGCCGCTGCCAACCAACAGTTGGAGGCAATGAACGCTGAGATGCAAAATATGTTCCAGATGTTGCAAAACGTCAGTCAGAGCATGGAAGCCCGCGAACTCCAGATCAAAGAGTTTGAAGCCGAGGTCAAGGCTTACGGTGCCGAAACACAGCGCATCAGCGCGGTGCAAGCTGGCATGTCGCCCGAGCAGATCCAAGACATCGTGATGGGCACCATCGCTGCGGCAATGGACACTGGCGACTTGGTTGGTGGTGCACCTCAGATGCCCCCGATGCAGCCGCCCCAGATGCCGATGGAGCAGCCTGAAATGGCCCCACCACAAGGTCAAATGCCACCTGAAGGGATGATGTAATGAGTTGCGCTGAATTCATGGGTGAATTGTTCTTGGCGCGGGATGTGGCCCATTCCGTGCATCTCAACACCCGCAGTTTTTCCAAACACTCGGCGTTAAACACGTTTTACGACGAGATTGTCGAACTTGCTGACAAATATGCCGAGGCGTACCAAGGTCGTCATGGCATGATTGGACCAATTTCTCTGAAATCTGCCCGCAAGGATGGTGCGATTTTGGCGTTTTTGGAAGACTCGATGAAGTACATCGAGGACAATCGGTACAAAGTCTGTGACAAGACCGACTCTGCGCTGCAAAACATCATCGACGAGATTGTTGGGTTGTACCTGTCAACAATCTACAAACTCAAATTCCTCGCATAAGGATCAACCATGTCTTCCAATTACGCACAAATCACCGCCACCCGTCAGATCAAGCCCATGTCGGCCAAGCTGAAGGGTATTTTTGTCAGCGCTGCGTCAAGCACCCCGACAATCACCGTGTACGACTCCGCTGTGTCCAGCGCCAGTGATCCTGTGATCCTTGCCACGTTCACTCCTGTGGCCGCTACACACTACAACTTTTTTGACGGCATATTTACCAACAAAGGTCTGTATGTTGTCATTTCGGGCACCGTTTCTTGCACTATTGCGTTTGAATAAAATTCAGGTGTAAGATGTCCCCTGTACCGGCCCAGTAGACCGGGGAATCGAAAGGTTCATTTTCCATGACTGATGAAGTCCAAAACTTAGCGGAAGCAGACTCCGCGCCAGCAACCGAGGTGACGGCCACCACGGACAACGCTTTAAACTCGCCGGTAGTCGCTGATAACGAAGGTGAGCAAACAGCAGAAGAGAAGAAATTCTCCCAAGCCGAACTCGATTCGATGATTGGCAAGCGCCTCGCAAGAGAACAGCGCAAATGGGAACGTGAGCAGCAAGCAAAGCTGGCCGAAAGGCAAGCCGCGCAATCGGTGCCCAAGGAACTCCCGCCTGTGGATCAATTTGAGTCCCCTGAAGCCTATGCGGAAGCGTTGGCGATGAAGCGGGCCGAAGAAATGCTCCACCAGCGTGAACTCCAAAAGCAACAAGCTGCGATTGAGGACACCTACGCAGAGCGTGAGGAAGAAGCGCGGAACAAGTACGACGACTTCGAACAAGTCGCCTACAACCCCCAGCTTCGAGTCACCGATGTGATGGCCGAAACAATCAAAAGCTCCGATCTTGGACCCGATCTGGCCTATTGGCTAGGTAGCAACCCCAAGGAAGCTGAACGCATTTCTCGTCTGTCGCCGTTATTGCAAGCGCGTGAAATTGGAAAGATCGAAGCCAAAATTGGTGCCGAACCTGTCCAAAAAAGAACCTCGTCCGCGCCTGAACCGATTCGTCCGGTCACCGCCCGTGCTGTCAACCCTGGTGTCACCGACACCACCGATCCTCGTGCTGTAAAAACCATGAGCACATCGGACTGGATTGCAGCCGAGCGCCAACGACAAATTGACAAAGCACGGGCACTCCGCAATCGCTAATTTTAGGAATCATCATGGCAAACAGCCTTTTAACCATTGACATGATCACCCGCAAGTCTCTCGAAATCCTCGAGAACAACCTGGTGATCACCCGTAACGTGAACCGTCAGTACGACGACAGCTTTGCTGTTGAAGGTGCAAAGATTGGTTCGACCCTGCGTATCCGTTTGCCCGACCGCGCTCTGGTCACCGACGGTGCCGCTCTGACTGCTCAAGACGACAACGAACAGTACACCACCTTGACCGTTTCTAGCCAGAAACACATTGGTGTGCAGTTCACTTCTGCCGAATTGACCATGCAGTTGGACGATTTTGCCGAGCGTGTGTTGAAGCCACGTATCAGCCAGTTGGCCTCCTCGGTTGACGCTGACGTCGCAAACGCTTTCAAGACCATTGGTAACTCGGTTGGTACCCCCGGCACCACTCCCGCTACCGCTTTGGTCCTGTTGCAAGCCCAGCAAAAGCTCAACGAGAACGCCGCCACCATGTCGCCTCGCTACGCTACCGTGAACCCTGCCGCCAACGCTGCATTGGTCAACGGTTTGTCTGGTTTCTTCAACCCCACCGATGTCATCTCCCGCCAGTTCAAGAACGGCATGATGGGTGAGAACGTGTTGGGCTACGAAGAAGTCAACATGAGCCAGTCGATCAAGTCGTTCACGACCGGTTCGCGCACCGCCACTGGTGGTACGTTGTCTGCCGCTGTGAGCACTCAGGGTGCTACCACAATCGCCATCACTGGTGCCGGTGCTGACGCTACTGTGAAAGCTGGTGACGTGTTCACCGTTGCTGCCACCTACGCTGTCAACCCCCAGACCCGTGAATCCACCGGTTCGCTGTTCCAGTTTGTGGCTTTGGCCGACGTGACTTTGAACGGTTCTGGTGCTGGTAACATCACCGTGGCTCCAATCTACACCTCGGCAAACGCCTTGGCAACTGTTGACGCCTTCCCTCAGTCGGGTGCCGCTGTTGTGTTCGTTGGTGCTGCTTCCAGCGCCTACGCTCAGAACTTGGTCTATCACAAAGACGCGATTGCTTTTGCAACTGCCGACTTGTTGTTGCCCGGTGGTGTGGACATGGCTTCCCGTGCCGTTCACAACGGTATCAGCTTGCGCGTTGTTCGTCAGTACGACATCAACAACGACCGCATGCCTTGCCGTGTTGACGTTCTGTACGGTTACAGCACCATCCGTCCGCAAATGGCAGCCCGCATCTGGGGTTGATTGTTTAAGTGACGCAAAAGACCCCCGCCTAAAACGGGGGTCTTTTTTTCAACAAGAGGATTTCAAATGAACGTGACAATGACTCACCCGATCCACGGTGCCAAGATTGCCATCAACGAAACTGAAGCCGAGATGGATGAAAAAAATGGCTGGACAAGGTACAATCCTGACACGCCCGCAGTGGTGGCATCTGAGTCGGTGACTGACGCGCCCAAGCGCAAGTACACCCGCAAAGTGACCGATCAACCCGTCGAACAGCCCAACGAAGTCCCACCGTTTTTGACTTCGGCAAGCGACGAATCCGAAGGAAAGTAACATGGCAACCGCTGGCGACCAAATCAACCGAGCACTCCGTTTGCTCGGCATCCTTGCCGAAGGTGAAACCCCGTCAGCGGCAACCAGTCAGGACGCATTGATGGCGATGAACCAGATGATCGACTCGTGGAACACCGAGCGGCTGTCTGTGTTTTGCACTGAGGACCAAGTGTTCACATGGCCCAGCAGTCAGATCAAACGCACCCTTGGCCCTAGCGGCGATTTTGTGGGCAACCGCCCAATTCAGCTTGATGATGCTACGTATTTCAAAGCCCCCAGCGGTGTGTCTTACGGTGTCAAATTCATCAACCAAGACCAGTACAACGGCATCGCTGTCAAGACCTCGACATCGACATTCCCGCAGGTCATTTTTGTCAACAACACGTTTCCCAACGTGGAAATGTTCATTTACCCAATGCCCACACAGGACTTGGAGTGGCATTTCATCTCGGTCAAACAGTTGACGCAACCTGCCGCTTTGACGACAGAGTTGCACTTTCCACCCGGTTACCTGCGGGCATTTACTTACAATTTGGCGATGGAGATTGCGCCCGAGTTTGGCGTTGAACCATCGCCTCAAGTGATGCGCATTGCCATGACCAGCAAACGCAACCTCAAGCGCATCAACAACCCATACGATGTGATGACAATGCCGTATGCCATAGTGGCAAGTCGTCAGCGATTCAACATCTACGCCGGGAACTTCTGATGGACTCCCCGATCCTTGGTTCAAGCTATGTTGCCCGCAGCGTCAACGCTGCCGACAACCGCATGGTCAACATGTACCCGGAAATCGTGCCCGAAGGTGGGAAAAGCGCGGCTTTCTTGTCGCGCTGCCCTGGCCTTCGCCGACTCGTGGCCGCAGGTAACGGACCGATCCGTGGCCTGTGGGTGCTCAAGGATTACCTGTACGCTGTCTCGGGCGACACGTTTTATCGGCTCAACGTGATTGACGGTACGAGTCGCTGGCGCGTCAAGCCTTTGGGTACCGTGACAGGCAGCGGTCCCGTGTCCATGTCGGACAACGGCACCCAGATCTTTATTGCTTGCAACCCCGACGGCTTCATCTACAACGAAACCACTGAGGTGTTCGCCCAGATCACCGATCCAGATTTCCCCGGTGCGGTCAAGGTGTCGTACTTGGACGGCTACTTTGTGTTCAACGAGCCAAACAGTGCTCGGGTCTGGGTGACATCATTGCTTGACGGCTTGTCTGTCGATCCGCTTGACTTTGCCAGCGCCGAAGGTGACCCAGACGGTTTGGTGTCCTTGATCGTGGACCACCGTGAAGCGTGGCTGTTTGGCAGCAACTCGGTCGAGGTTTGGTACAACGCCGGTTTGCCAGATTTCCCATTGCAGCGCATCCAGGGTGCTTTCAACGAAATTGGATGCGAAGCCCCCTACTCGGTCGCCAAGCTCGACAACGGCCTGTTTTGGCTCGGTTCTGACGCCCGTGGGCGGGGTATCGTCTACCGCGCCAACGGCTACACCGGCCAGCGCATCTCGACCCACGCTGTTGAGTGGCAAATTCAGCAGTACGGCAACATGTCGGATGCGATTGGCTACACGTACCAGCAAGACGGTCATGCGTTCTACGTGCTCATTTTCCCCACTGCGCAGACCACCTGGGTCTACGACGTGGCAACGGGTGCGTGGCATGAGCGGGCCGGTTGGTCCAACGGCAATTTCGTGCGTCACCGCTCCAACTGCCAAGCGGCCTACAACAACCAGATCATTGTTGGCGACTTTGAAAACGGCAACATCTACGCCTTTGACCTTGAAGAATACGCCGACAACGGCGATATTCAAAAGTGGTTGCGCTCGTGGAGAGCATTGCCGACTGGGACCAATAACCTAAAGCGAACCGCCCAGCACAGTCTGCAAATTGACTGTGAGTCGGGGGTTGGCACCAACACGGGTCAGGGCAGCGATCCACAAATGATGCTGCGCTGGTCTGACGACGGTGGTCACACTTGGTCAAATGAGCACTGGACCTCGGTGGGCAAGATCGGCGAATACTATCGCCGGGTTATTTGGCGGCGCTTGGGCATGACGCTCAAGCTGCGTGACCGTGTGTACGAGATTTCGGGCACCGACCCAGTGAAACTCGCTATCATGGGTGCTGAACTGCATGTGACGCCGACCAATGCCTGAACAGCAAAACATAACCAACATTCCATCCAATCGTGTTGAGATCATTGATCCGCGCACGGGGATGGTGTCGCGTGAGTGGTACCGGTTCTTCCTGAACTTGTTTACCCTTGCGGGCAATGGCGGTAACCAAACATCCCTAGACGACTTGCAAATTGGTCCACCACCTCAGCCAGATTCAGGTAGTGGTGGCGGTGGCGGTGGCGGTGGCTCGGGTACGGTTACCTCCGTAGACGTGTCTGGTGGCACCACTGGCCTGACGACAAGTGGTGGTCCGGTTACGTCTAGCGGCACGATTACGCTTGCCGGTACGCTCAACGTGGCAAACGGTGGCACAGGTGCCACAACAGCCGCTGATGCGCCATTTGCTCTCAAAGGTGCAAACGCTGACATCACCAGCATGAGCGGTGTGACTGGTGGCATTTCGTCGCCCGATTTCATCCAGTTTGATACTACGGCGACTGTCACTGACGCCACCGGCAAGCTGTACTACGACGATGCAGACCAATTCCAAACGCTGACGTTCCAGATGAACGGCGGCACGATTCAGCGTGTTGGTGAAGAGCTGTACTACCGTGTCAAACTCTCCGCAGCGGCCACCAAAGGTCAGGTGTTGATGTTCACCGGCACGTTGGGGGCCAGTGGCGGTTTGCAAGCTGCACCAGCCACCGGGCTGCTGCCTGAACAGGCCAACTACATTTTGGGTGTTGCGCATGAAAGCGGTGCAACAAACGACTGGGTATTTGTCACCACATTTGGCGAAGTCAAAAATATCGACACTACCGGCGGCGCTGAAACTTGGGTGCAGGGTGACATCCTGTACTACAACCCGCTGGTCACCGGTGGTTTGACAAATGTTAAACCCGCAACCCCCGCTGCGATTACCGTGGTGGCTGCTGTGGTGCATGTCGGTTCTTCAAACGGTGTACTGTTCGTGCGCCCGACGTATGGATCGGTGCTCGGCGGCACTGATGGCAACGTCAACTTCACGTCGCTGGCATCGGGCAACACGCTGATTTATGACGCCGTTGATGGGGTTTGGAAAAACGCCAACTTGACCGACGGTACCGGCATTAGCATCACCGAGGGCGCTGGGTCAATCACCATTACCAACACCGCCCCCGATCAAACCGTGTCTTTGACAGACGGCACTGGGATCAGTACGTCTGGAACGTACCCCAACTTCACCATCACCAACACAGCACCCGATCAGGTTGTCAGTTTGACGGGCGCTGGCACGACCGCTGTCACCGGCACCTACCCCAACTTCACCATCTCCTCGAACGACTCCACCACCGGCACCGTGACATCGGTGGACACCGCAGGTAGCGTCAGCGGGTTGACTTTGACCGGTGGACCCATCACAACGTCCGGCACGATTACCCTTGGCGGCACACTCGCAGTCACCCCATCCGACTTCGCATCGCAGAGCGCCAACACGTTCTTGGCCGCACCCGATGGGTCTGCTGGTGTGCCCACGTTCCGCACCATTGCGGTGGCCGATGTGCCCACGCTCAACCAGAACACCACCGGTACGGCTGCTGGGTTGTCGGCAACGCTGGCTATTGCGTCGGGCGGCACGGGTCAAACGACTCAAACGGCTGCATTTGACGCACTGGCCCCTACGACCACCAAAGGCGACCTGATCGTCGATGATGGCACCAACAACGTCCGTTTGGCCGTGGGCACGGATACCTACGTGCTCACAGCCGATTCCACCGCTGCGGCAGGGGTCAAGTGGGCCGCCGCTGCCGGTGGTGGCAGCAACATCACGGCGCAGGGAATGTGGGAAAATAACACCACCATCTCGAGCAACTACACGATTGCAACTGGCAACAATGCCATGTCGGCAGGTCCGATCACCATCGCATCTGGCGTCACGGTTACTGTGCCGACAGGCTCGGTCTGGACCGTTGTTTAAGGAACCGCAATGACAGTTACCGCACGAAATCTGGTGCCCGCCAAGCTGGTGGAAAACACCCAAACCACCCAATACATTGTGGCAAGCAACGTTACGGCCACCATCATCGACAAGTTCACCGCTACGAACGTCAGCGGTAGCACGGCGACCATCAGCGTCAACTTGGTCACGGGTTCGGACACCCCTGGGGACAGGAACCTGATCACCAAAACCAAGAGCTTGGCTGCGTCCGAGGTGTACACTTTCCCCGAATTGGTGGGTCAGATTCTGCCCAACACGGCGTTCATCTCGACCATCGCCAGTGCGCCAAGTGCCATCAACATGCGCGTCAGCGGACGCGAGATCACATGAGCATTACAGTAACTTACGGCAAAGGTTTTGAGGTTCAGCCGACTCAGACCTTAAAAGAGCGCGTGGATGCGCTGCAAGAAGAAATATCAAAACACCCCCAATACGAACCGCCAACAGACCATTTGTTTCACGGCGGTATGTACTGCCGTCAGGTCTGGCGTCCAGCGGGTTGTTTAATTGTCGGCAAGGTCCACAAAAAAGAACATTTTTACATGGTCGTTTCAGGTACCGTTAAAATCACGACTGAGGATGGTGTGCAAACCATCACGGGTCCGTTTTTACTGTGCAGCAGCCCGGGTACAAAACGTGCAGTCTATGCTGAAACCGATGCAATGTGCATGACGATTCATAGGGTTGATTCAACCACCGTTGAGGAAGTAGAATCGGAACTAGTGGAAGACGACCCAAAGTCCATGTTCACTGTTGGCAACAAAGTGAAAAATCTTGAAATCGAGGTGAAATCATGAGTTTTGTTACAGCAGCCCTGATTGTGGGTGGTACTACGCTGACCAGTGCGTATTTGGGTTCAAGAGCCGCAGATAAAGCATCAAGAATACAAGCAGATGCTGCGAATCAAGCTAGCCAGCTTCAGTCAGACGCTGGTATTCGAGCGGCTGAGATTCAGCGAGAAATCGCAAACGCAACTATCGCCGAGCAACGGCGGCAGTTTAACCGCACAGAGCAGCTACAAAAACCGTGGTATGAGGCGGGTAGAAACGCACTCACCCAACTTGTTCCTTTGGTGTCCAATTACACCCCATTTGGCATGGAGCAGTTTGAAGCTGACCCTGGGTATTCGTTCCGCATGGACGAAGGAATGAAAGCGCTTGAGCGATCTGCCGCTGCTCGTGGTGGATTGCTGTCGGGTGGCATGATGAAAGGTATTCAACGGTTTGGTCAGGGTCTGGCGTCCGACGAGTACACCAACGCCTTCAACCGGTATCAGACCGAGCGCGCCGCTCAAATCAACCCGCTCCAATCTCTCGCAGGTGTGGGTCAAACTACGGCGCAGCAGATCGGTCAGGCCGGTCAAACAATGGCAAACAACATTGGTCAGACCAACCAAGCAATGGGGTCCAATTTGGGCAACATTTACACATCGACAGCAGGCAATATTGCCAACAACGCAATGAGTGCCGCAGACGCCCGAGCGTCGGGGTATATGGGTCAAGCCAACGCGCTTAACAGCGCACTGAACACTGGTGTGAACTATTACCAAAACATGCAGATGATGAACATGCTGAAACCATCAATGGTTCTCGGTGGCGGTTAAGGATCAATCATGCCAATCAACCCAAACATTGCACTTTCTTTTCGCAATATCGAACTGCAAGACCCGCTGGCTCAATACGGCAAAGTTGCGACTATCCAAAACGCGCAGCAGCAGAACGCACTTGCCCGAATGGAAATGGCTAAAGCGGAGCGTGACCTTGAGACTACCAATGCGCTGAACCAAGCGTACAAAGATGCGTACAGTTCCAAAACCGGTGAATTTGATTTCAACGCGCTGCGCAAAACGATGGCCGATAGTGGTTACGGCTCCAAGTTGCCTGAGATTGAGAAAAAATACTACGAGTCGCGTGAGTCGAAAAGCAAAGCGCTAAAAGGTGAAGCCGAGTTGTTCGACACGTCCATGAAACAGATTCGCAACGCTTGGGGCAACGTGCGTACAGTCGAAGATGCTTTGGCAATTCACAACGCAACTCACAGCAACCCTGTAATCGAAAAGCGATTGAGAGAACTGGGCGTTACCGAGGAAATGGGTCGTCGGACCATCATGGAGGCGGCAAAAGATCCTGCGGCGTTTTCTGAATTTCTAAAACGTGCTCAACTGGGCGCTGAAGAATTCATCAAAGCAAACAAGCCCAACACGATGCAAGTCAATCGTAATGGTCAAACAGACATTATCCAAACCCCCGGGCTTGGTGGCGCACCTACGACCGTGGGCACGTTTGCCGAGGTTCCGTTGCCCGCCGATGTCCAAGCGCAAAAGCTGCAAGCTGCTCGGGCTGGTAGCACGAACATAAACATGGTTCAAGAAAGGGCCGAGAAGGGTGCTCGTGGCACAATGCTCGTCGATCAGTACAAAGACGTGTCAAACGCTGCAAAAGTTGGCTTGCGCACACTGCCGTCACTTGAGTCGAACTTGGCAATTCTGAACAAAGGTTTTGACACAGGGTTTGCAACGGAAGCAAAAGCTGCCGGTGCTTCTGTGTTAGCGGCACTGGGTGTTGAGGATGCTAGTAAGTTTGCAACCAACGCTCAAACCTTTTTGGCTAACGCATCTCAAGCCGTGTTGCAACGTCAGTTGGAGCAAAAGGGTCCGCAGACCGAAGCTGACGCCCAACGTATCACGCAAACCGGTGCGCAGTTGGGTAACACCAAGGCGGCTAACGAGTTCTTGATTAACGTGGCAAAAGCGCAAATTAAACGCGACGTTGACCAACGCAACTTCTACGATTCTTGGTGGAAGAACAACAAAACCTACGACGGTGCTGAGGATGCTTGGTACGGTTCAGAAGGTGGTCGTTCGTTGTTTGAGCGACCAGAGTTGAAGAAATACAACGTCACTGAGCCAGCGCCCGCTGCCGGTCAACCCAATAGACCACCTCTTGGCGCAATCTTTCAACCAAGGAATTAATCATGGCTGACCAGTTCCGTGACCAAGTAAACACGGCTCGACGGGCCGGTTACTCAGACGCCGAGATTGCTGGGTTTTTGAAAAACACAGACCCTCGCGTTGACGAAGCCTTGAAATTTGGGTATAGCCCTGAAGAAATCGTTGAACACCTCGCACCCAAACTGACAATGGGTGAGGAAGCTGTACGTAAAACAGGGGTTGCTGTTCGCGGGCTAAATGAGGCGTTGGCCCCTGTAACCGCTGGTGCTTTGGGCGGCGCGGGTCTTGGTTTGATGACGGGTGTTGCCGCTCCAATAGCCGTCCCTGTCGGTGCGTTGGCTGGTGGTCTTGCTGTTCCTGCGGCTGACGTGGTGGTTGGTGGCTACAACAGACTGACCGACAGTAATGTGCGCTTACCCTCGCAGGTTATTTCTGAAATGCTGCCCGGTCCACGGGCTGAGACACCTGTCGAGCGGGTTCTTCAGTCTACAACTGGTGCTCTTGGTAGCACTACTGGTGCGGTAGGTGCAGGTCGTGGGATTGTGCAAGCCGCAAAAACTCCACCCGGTCTGCCGTCTTCAGTGGCCCCGGGTTTACAATCTATCGGTCGAGAAGCCGCAAGTCGTCCTGTTGCGCAGATTGCCACAGCACCTGTGGCTACGGCTGTTGGACAAACCGTTACCGAAGCGACAGACAACCCGTTTCTTGGGCTGGCTGCGGGTGCTCTAACCAGCACTGCTGCCAGTGTGCGCCCAACAAAACGCGAAACTGTTGATGCTGACGCATTGTTGGCAAAGTCCAAAGCCAACTACGAACTCCTTGACAACTCGGGCCTCCAGTTCGACACAAAGCAATTTACCGCACATATGGGGTCGTTGACCTCAAAGTTGCGCAAAGACCTGGGGTATGTCGAATCGGTCAACCCAAAGGTTGCGGGGGCGTTTAAGGAACTTACCTCAAACGCACCTAAAGACGTGGCAGAAATCACAGCTTTGCGCAAGATCATCGGTAGTGCGGCTGGCAGTTCAGACGCATCCGAGCGCAAGATCGCCATGAGCTTGCTTGACGAGTTTGACGATTATGTGATGAACGCGCCATCGACTGCGATTGTCGGGGGTGACAAGTCCGCTATTGATGCGTGGAAAACCGCTCGGGCTGATTACGCCAAAGTCAAAAAAGCCGAGTTGATCGAGGACATCATTGCCCGCGCCGAAGTGTCTCAGGGCGGCAAAGAGTCAACGATTGCCCAAGGCTTGTCGTCTTTGGCAAAAGATAAAAAGAAAATGCGGTTTTTTACACCCGACGAGCAAAAGGCTATCCGCGATGCTGCCGACGGGGGTAAGTTGCAAACGATGCTGCGAACTGTGGGTAAATTCACACCGCTGACCCCCGCTGCTGCCATTTTCACAGCGGTCAACCCCTACGGTGCATACACAGCAGCTGCGGGTTTTACCGCTCGTGAATTGGCAACCGCTCGCCGCAGTCAGCAAGTTCAGCAACTAGCTAACAGGATGCTTGTGGGTCGAGAACCCAAGGTTCTTGAAGGGTCGTTTGAGAACACCCCTGTGTTCTTTAGTCGTGGTATGCAAAACATGATGAACCCACAGCAGCAAAATTTGATGTCACCTCGGCGCGATAACCAAAACGCTCTTGTGCGCTGATCCGAATTAGTTAGAATCGACCAAGGACTAAGACATGGCTTCACTCTCTCCACTTCCAAAACTCCAGTTCTTCGGGACTGATGGGTTGCCTCTTGTTGGGGGCAAGCTGTACACGTATGCAGCGGGCACCACGACCCCCATCGCCACGTACACCGACCACACCCAAGCCAACCTGAACACCAACCCGGTGATTCTGGACTCGGCGGGCCAGGCTGGTGTGTGGTTGACCGACACGGTGACGTACAAGTACACCCTGACCGATGCCGATGATGTGTCGTTGTTCACGGTGGACTATGTGTCTGTCCCAGCCACAGCCAACTCGTTTGCCGCACCCCCACCCATCGGCAGCGACGTGCCCAACGTGGGCACTTTCACCGACTTGAACGTGGTTGACCTGTTGACCTTGGAGAGTACAGGCGCTGCGATTCTGAACGTGGGCACCACGGCTGAACGCCCCGCAGACCCCGAAGACGGCATGGTGCGGTTCAACAGTACCACGAACAAGTTTGAGGGCTACAACGGCGCATGGGGTGCCTTGGGTGGTGGTGCTACCGGTGGTGGCTCGGACTCGATCTTCATCGAGAACGGCCAAACGGTCACCACGAGCTACACGATACCCGCCACCATCAACGCCATGAGCACTGGCCCCATCACGGTTAACGATGGCATTACTGTAACAATCCCTGACGGTAGCCGTTGGGTAATTCTTTGAAGGAAACACCATGTCGATTACGCTAGACGGAACCACGGGGATTGTTGCCCCGAGCGTCACCGGAACCCCTGTCATTGGTGGCTTGGTGTCAGGCACTGCTGTTGCTTCTACCAGCGGAACTACGATTGACTTCACAGGTATCCCATCGTGGGCCAAGCGCATCACGGTGATGTTTAGTGGATTGAGTACGAATGGCTCAAGTATCCCGCTAGTTCAGCTTGGTGACTCTGGTGGCGTTGAAACAACTAGTTATTTAGGGTCAATTAACCAAGGCGGCGGGTCTACGCCATCTTCTGCTGCTTATTCGAGTGGTTTTGCTTTTGCAACATCTTGGGGCGCAGCAGCCGTAACACATGGCGCTGTGACATTGACTTTGATTGGCTCTAATGTATGGGCTGCAACCGTGTTGCATGGTATTTCTAACTCTTCTGGCGTGTATTACGGCGCTGGTTCCAAAACCCTTTCCGACACGCTGACCCAAGTTCGCATCACCACGGTCAACGGCACAGACACCTTTGACGCTGGCACCATCAACATCATGTACGAGGGCTGAACATGAGCAAAATTACACTAAGCGGGAACGCCAGCGGCACGGGTACGCTGACGATTGCATCCCCCAACACCAGCACTGACCGCACCCTGACGCTGCCCGATGTCACTGGCACACTCTCGACCAACGGCCCTGCGTTCTTTGCCAACGGTGCAACCAGCGCATCGCTGACTGCGGGTACAAACACCAAGGTCGCTGCGTTCTCGTCTGAGGTCTTTGACACCAACAGCAACTTTGACACAGCCACCAGCCGGTTCACACCCACGGTTGCAGGTTACTACCAAATCTCAGCGTCTGTTCGCAGCAACACATCGCTGACGGTGCATCACGCATCCGTGTACAAAAACGGAACAGCTTACGCTGCTGGCAATTTAAGGTCTATTGCGTCAGGTGTTGCAAATAACACATCCACGGTGTCCACGCTTGTTTACTTGGACGGAGCTACGGATTATGTTGAGATATATGCGTTTGTTAACGCTACCGCAACAACGGACACAACGGCGGCTCAGACTTGGTTTTCTGGTGTTTTAGTGAGGACTGCGTAATGACACTCTACGAAAAAATTATGGCTTTGTACCCAGAACTCACGATTGATGATTTCATGACCGTGATTTCTTTGCAGAATGATGCCGATGGTCAAGGCGACTACATCGCAAAGTGGGAACACCCAACATTGGCTCGACCAACTGACGAACAACTGGAGCAAGAATAATGGCAAACGGAACATTAGCTGCAAGTCAGCTTGAGATGCTGTCGCAAAGCGGCACTGGCATCGCCACCATCGTCCCACCAGCGACCAACACCAACCAAACCCTGACGTTGCCCGATAGCACGGGTACGCTCTCGACAATGGGTGTGGGTACGGCTGTTGCTTCTACCAGCGGCACAAGCATCGACTTTACTGGCATCCCATCGTGGGCTAAAAAGATCACGGTGATGTTCAGTGGTGTGAGTACGAACGGCACTAGTAATGTGTTACTTCAGCTTGGCGCTGGTTCTGTAACTTCTAGTGGATATTTAGGTTCAGCCACAGTTTTAACTGCTAGTGCTGCTTCCAGTCTTTTTACCGCTGGTATGGGTATTGTCACAAGTAATGCTGCTAGTTCAGTTGTTAATGGCATGGCTACTATTACTAACATCGGAAGTAACATTTGGGCTATGTCCAGCAATGTCGCATTTTCAAATGCCGCAGGAACTATGAATTCTGCATCTAGCGTAACTCTTTCAGGCACCCTTGATCGCGTCCGCATTACCACAGTCAACGGTACTGACACCTTTGACGCTGGCTCAATCAACATCATGTACGAGGGTTAAACCACCATGCACCGCATAGTCGTAAACGTCCAAACTGGTGCGGTCACTCAAATTGAGTTGACCGCAGAAGAAGTTGCTGCTGCCGAGGCACAGTACCAAGCATGGCTGGAATCTCAGCCGCAACCCGAGGAGCAACCACAATGAAACTACTCGCAACCGCAATCGCAGCCTTGACGCTGACTGCATGTGCCACTGGCAATGACGCCTACTACGCCGCTGTGGAAGCCCGTGAAAAGCGTCTCGCCGAGCAGGAGATGCGGGCTGACATGGCTGTGGTCGAGATGGCTGCAAAGGGTGACGCCCAAGCCAAGGGTGCTGCCCAGATGTACTTTGCCTTGAAGAACGCTGGTGCCAAGTCGAGTCAGCAGACCATTGCCGCACCCAAGAGCACCGCCGAGGCTTTGCTGCCTTGGGCATCGCTCATCATCCCCAGCGTGACCCAGTTCTACTCGATCACCAAGAACGCTGAGATCGCGATCAACTCCAGCAACAACGCTCTGGCTGGCAAGATCGACGACAACGATATGGTCACCGACTTGGTGAAGGGTCGTGGTCCCATCGTTGGCACAGCAGAAGATCGCTTGATTTACCCTGTGGCTGAATAATGTTCCCGACGCCCTACATTGCAGCAGGTGCGCTGGCTGTGGGGCTTCTCACTGGCTGGACGGCCAACGGCTGGCGACTCAACGGTAAAATCGACGAGATGGTGCTTGAGCACACTCAGGCGCTTCAGGTGGCGACCGAACGGGCCGCAAAAGAAACAGCACGGATGCAGGGGGAAAAAGATGCAGCGCTCAGAAAAGCCGTCGAGATTGTTCGGCGCAACGTGGTTGACGCCACTGCTGCTCGTGATGAGCGTGACCGGCTGCGCGACGAACTCGCTGCCAGTCGTAGCACCTTCGCCGACGCTACCGTCCCCTCCCTTGTTGAACACGCCCGCACCCTCAGTGTCGTATTCGAGCAATGCACTCGCGAATATTCAGAGTTGGCGGCAAAAGCTGACGGACACGCCGCTGACGCCGAAACTCTCTTCACAGCTTGGACAGCAATAGCACAGGTGAAATGATGGACCCAGTTGAGATCGACCCCGTAAAGTATGGTGCGCTTTGGCAAAAGGTGCAGGACTACGAGCGTCGCTTCGAGGTCGTGGATAAAAAACTCGACAAGATGGAGCACCAGCTTGATGAACTACTCGCCTTGGCAAACAAAGGCCGTGGTGGTTTTTGGGCCGGTATGACCATTGCCTCAACGGTTGGTGCCATTGTGTCGTGGGTTGCCGCGCATATGAAGGGGTGACCCATGTTGTTGGAACTGGCCGCAGCCAACGCAGCCTTCGCTGTCATCAAGGAAGCGGTCCAGAACTCCGGTGACATCATGAACGCCGGTCAGGCGCTCTTTGACTACTTCGACAACAAAGCAGTCATTCAAAAGAAAGCCAGTGCCAAGGGTGGCTCCGACCGGGGCGACCTTGAAGAGTTTATGGCCTTGGAGAAACTCAAGAAGCAAGAGGAAGAGCTTCGAGAGATGATGATCTACCAAGGTCGCGCTGGCCTGTGGACCGACTGGTTAAAATTCCAACTTGAGGCCAAAAAGAAACGCGAAGAGGCCGAGCGCCAGAAGGTGCTGCGCAAGCAACGCATTATTGGGCGCATCAAAGACATATTCATGATCATCTTGATCATCGTCCTGCTGGGTGGTATCGGACTGATCATCGGTTGGGCAATTTGGATGTCGAGGAAAGTATGAAACTACTCACCGCACTTTTCGTTTTACTATTGGCTGGCTGCTCGGATGCGTACCGATACCCGTGCCAAGACCCCAAGAATTTCGGAACCCCGAAATGCGAACCCCCTGCCTGTGAGGCGGACGGGACTTGTACCAAAGACCTTTTAGGACAACCCAAATGAAGCAAGAAGCCACTCTGGACGAGAAGCTGAAGTTCTGTATTGGCATCGGCATGACCATGACCCTGATGGGCATCGTCGGCACGGTGCTGTACTCGCTGGTGTTCGTAACCCAGCCGATGGGCCAAATGGCACCCAACGATGCCCGATTCTTTGAGCTGCTGTTCCCAATTGCCACGTTCATCACTGGCAGCTTGGGCACCCTGTTGGCGCTGAACACAGACAACGGCAAGCCCAAGAAGCCTGAAGCCCCCACCGACACACCTGACGGAGTTTGAACATGACCCAACTGACCCGTAACTTCTCGCTGCACGAGTTGACCAAGAGCGAAACCGCTGCCCGCCACGACATGGAGAACAACCCCGGTCCTGTCGAGATCGGCAACTTGACCGAGTTGGCTGGCAAAGTGCTTCAGCCTATCCGTGACCACTTCCAAAAGGGTGTGCACATCAACAGCGGCTTCCGCCACCCCGATGTCAACGCCAAGGTGGGTGGATCGCGCACCAGCGACCATTGCAAAGGCATGGCCGCTGACTTGGAAATCCCCGGTGTTGCCAACGCTGAGTTGGCCGAGTGGGTCAAGAACAACCTCGAATTCACACAGTTGATCTTGGAGTTCTACACCCCAGGCATCCCCGACAGCGGGTGGGTCCATGTGTCCTACGACCCCAACAATCTCAAGAAGCAGGTGATGACTGCGACGAAGCAGGGCGGGAAGACCGTTTACCTGCCGGGACTGGTTGCCTGAACCACCTGTCGAAGTTGAGGTACAGCCGCACATCGCTGCCGTACATCCCCATCGCCTTGCGCGATGTGAGCAGGTGGTGCTCCAAGGTGCGCAGCGGCAGGTCTTCCGCATGGCTGGTGCGCTTGGTGCCACCGTACAGACAGACAAGGCGGATCGTCATGCACTGGTGGGGCGTAAGCCCCCACGGGTTGTCATTGGCCCGGTTGTAGTCAATCTCGTCCGGGGTCATGGCAGCGCCTTCCGACTGGGTTCGTCGGTTTGCTTGAATATCGGTACCCACTTGGTGCGTGGTTCGGCGGCGTGTTGAATGTAGAAATGAATCAAGTGATCGAACACTTGGACATAGCTCATTTGAACCCCGGTCTGTTGTGCGATGAACTCACGGATTTTGTCAATATTGGTATCCACAAAAATCGTGACGCGCTTTGATTTCACAGCGGTGCCTCCTCGAACTGATCAAGATCGACCTTGGGCTTGGGTTGGCGCTTGTTCCAATCGGCTGGCAACAGTTGCTTACCGTCCTCATCGAACTGTGGGAACGGCCAGTAAGGGTTGTATTCCTTCATTGCTGCTCCTCGATGGGTCTGTTGACGTAGGCCGTCAAGCGCTTGATCCGTGCGTCGTGGTATTTGCACATGGCGTCAGCGTACTCCCGGTTGGACTGCGCTTCGAGCAGACTGCGCTTGGCGTCGTTGAGTTCTTGTGTAGCCAGCACCTCGGCATTCGGGGTGATGATTGAGTTCTTGAGCCATTCTTTAAATTCACTGAACATTACGGTTACTCCGTTGGTTGATGTGTAACAAGTGTATCACAGTTTACGCGCAGTCTTCAAGCGCTGGTGGCACGTAGTTCGGGCCTTTGAGAATCTTGCCGTTCTGGTCGAAGTAGGGCTGACCCTCGGGGCTGAACTTGCTCCAGTTGCTCGTGGTCACAATGTCCACGGCTTTGGTGATCTTCATGTTGGCTGTGTGGCCGACGCCAATGGCTGTTACGACCTGATCTGCGAGGGCGTCCACGAGTTCCTTGCGGTTGGCGATGTCGGCGGTGATGCGACCAGACTTCAGACCATCGGCAAAGTCTTTGACCTGCTGGTAAATCATGCTGTTCTTACCGGGCATCTCCACACCGGTGCCGTTCTTGTGCGTGAAGCGCAGGGCTTCGATCATCTCCACAAACTCTTCCATGTGGCAACCGAGTTGCACGTTGAAATCTTGCTCGGTGGGAGTGGGGCGGGCGCGTTTGTGCCAGAGTTCGATGCAGTCGATGGTCATGTCAGTTTCCTTTTGATTGACGGTATTGCTTGACTGCGTTTCGCAGCCCAGCTTGGGTTGTTGCTTTATCGTCGAGTGCGAGAGCCTGTGCCTGATCAAGTGTGTCTTGCATCAGGATGCGGTGGCACATAACTGGGGCACCTTGGCCTTGGCGGCGCACTCGGGCGTTGAACTGCTCGTACAGGTCAAGGCTCCAGTTTAAGCCGTACCACACGAGGATGTGGCCGTTCTTCTGGAGGCCGTCGATGCCGTGACCCATGCTGGCCGGGTGGCCGATCATGAGTGAGCAGTCGCCAATTTTCCAGCGGTGCATGGCGTTGGTCAGTGACGCTTCGGTCTTGCACTCGGTCAGGTTGATCGGGCGCAGCGCCTTGAACCTCTCCATGATCCGAGCAGCGTCAGACCGGTAGGCGTAGGCGCACAGGATGGGTGACCCCTGCGCCTCGTCGATGATGTCCTCCAGCGCGTCGAGCTTCATGTCATGCACCGGCTCCCACAGCGGCATCCCAGCGATGGGGTACATGGCACCGTTGGAGAACTGCAAGCACTTGTTGGTCAGGGCCGCCTGGTTGAACGCCTCGATCTCTTTGCCGCTGTCGAGCACCAAGAAAAACTCTTTCTCCAACCGGTCGTACTTGGCCCGCAGATCGTCGGGCATGTCGATCTCGATGTTGTTGACGATGAGGTCGGGCAGCGGGTTGTAGTCCTCGGCGCTCATCTCCAGCGTGATGTCCCCGATCAGCTTCTTGATCGTGTCCTCGGTGTCCTCGTAGGGCACCTCCTTGTACGGTCCGACCTTCTTGTAGAACCGGGTGCGGAAGGCCGTCTTGCTGGTGCCCAGACGCTCACCCTTGTCCACCACGAGGAACTGGCCGTGGAGGTCTTTGTAGCCGTTGCTGGCTGGGGTGCCGGTCAGGCCCGTGGTCCAGTCGAACTTGTCGGCGATCTTGCGAAACGCCTTGACCCGGTTCGTGGCGCTGTTCTTCATCTTGCTGATCTCGTCCCAGATAATCCCGTTGAACGGCATCGGGCGATCCTTCTTGACGAAGTAGGTCTGTAAGGTTTCAGCAAGCCAGCCAAGGTTCTCGTAGTTGATCATGTACACGTCAGCGGGACGCAGCAGGGCGCGGGTGCGCTGGTCCTTGGTGCCCGTGATCATGCTGAACTTCAAGTGCTTGGTGTGTTCCCACTTCGCAGCCTCTTGACGCCACACCAGACGGATGACTCGGATGGGTGCGACGATGATGACACCGCGCAGGAAGCTGGTGCGGATCAGGTGGGCCAGCGTGGTCAGCGTGATCACGGTTTTACCCAGACCCATGTCCAGCCACAGCATCGAGTGAGGGTGCGTGGACTGGAAGTTGACGGCCTTTTGCTGGTAGCCGTGGAGCAGGTCAGGTGTCAGCATTGTCCACCCCACTGGGCAGCCATTGCATCAGCAATGCCTTGATAGGTTGTGCTTCGGAGTTTCCATCTGTCGGCAGACGGGGGAAGGTGATGCACCCGCTCTCTTTCTCTTTTTGGCAACTGCATCATTTCATCCTTGACGTTGTTGGTAGGTTGCAACAAAGGAAGCCCTTCAAGCCAAAGACAAGTGGCTTTTTGCTCCATGTGTCCAAACATCCAAGGTTGAATAACTTGGCTTTGTTTTTGACCGATGCGCTCTCTAGCATATTTGTGCTGAATTGGGTTCTCAATGCATTTGCGTGGGATTGAACATTCAAGTAGTGCTTTAAAAAATGATGCACCTTCGTCAAGCAACGCCCAACGTGATGGGTCTTTATGTAACCAGCGAACACCTGAGTTTGTAAGATATGTGCAAGGAGGATGAGCAATTAGCAGATCCCACCCTTGACCGAGGATATCGGTTACATCACCTTGGTAATGCAACCCTGGTGTATCGCTTGGCAGCAGGTCACACGACATTGCAAAGTGGCCCATCTTTGAAAACGCATCCCGCACCCGACCACTGTACTCACAAGCCACAAGTACTTTTAGCATCCCATCACCATCACGTCGATCATGGTCTTGCCTTCGGTCACGTTGTCAATCACAAAGACGTTCACTTTTTGCTGTCGGAGTCGGGTGTGCTCTCGGTCTTGTGCTGCTGTTGGCTTTTGGCCTTCACGCTTAAATTCACAGAACCACACACGGCCATCTGGCGAGATGAACATACGATCTGGCACAGCAGCCCGTGCGGGGCTGGTGAACTTGTAAGCAAGCACACCCTTTGATTTGGCGTAGTCACAGACTTTGGCCTCAATTTGTTTTTCCAGCATTACGGGCCTCCAACTCGATCAGCAACTCGATGTAGTGCTTGGCCTTCTCAAGGTCAGCCACACCGTTCTTTTTGCGCCAGCGGCTCACGTACTTGATCACGTTGCCCTCAAAGTACCCAATCGCATTGGCGTGGATGAACTCAACCGGTTGGATCGGCAGGTCTTTGTAATGGTTACCGGCCACTTGTTTGTTCAATGCAGTCATCTTGTTCCACTCCTCAAGTTCTTCAATGGTTACTTCGGTTACGCTGTTCATTTCATCTCCTCTTAATGTGATTCCAGCTTCGCCCTTTGCGAATGTGGCAAATGTTTCCCGGCGTAACGCCGTATCGTTTTGCAAGATCAATACCTCGCTCATCACTTTGCAGAATGTGCATAACGTCCTGCTCAGTCAATTTGGATGTATGGACGGGTTCGCCATGCACCCATGTTCCGTGTCGTCGCATGTCGTCATTGTTCTCTTGCGTGGTGCCCCACTTAAGATTCACGGCTCTGTCGTCTTGACAATTCCCGTTCAAGTGCCGCAACACAGCATTCACAGGGCGCGGACCGTGAAAGGTTTCGGCAACGAGTATTGGAATTCGCACCACTCGTCGCTTTCCATTGGCATACAGGTTCACTTGCCTGTATCCCCCCGGTGTAACAATAAACTTCAACATGCGGGGCTGTACTGGAGGTTTTGCGTTTTTTCTTTCGGGCAACCATGACCGAACGCTGCCGTCACGCGACACCTCATACCCATCAAAATTAAGTACACGTTTCCACATTTCAAACAAGCCCCAATACGAGTTTTTCCACTTCCCGAATGTAGTAGTCGTAGTCAATCTCAACATCGTCTGCGTCACGAATGTTGTTACATGGTCGAACACCCCATCCACTTTCAACACCGATCTTGCGCCACTCTTGCTTACCCTTCAAAGGGGGAAGCCACTTAAACAGACGACCACCGTTTTTAGCTATTATATAACGAGTTATGTTCTGAAGCTGCGAGGTCACACCGTCGCGCTCGATGGCGAGATGGCTGGACCGTGGCACCTTGGTGCGCAGCATGAAGTCCATGATGTCGGGCCACTGCTCTAGCGTCTTGCGAATGGGCGCACCATCGACCAGCACCTTCTCGGCCACCTTGGCGACCACCATAGCGCCGTGGTTCTGATGCCAGTCCATGTCGTGCTCATACGCACCCTTGCGCTTGGTGCCACCACCCTCGTAGACCGCAATGTAGTTGTTCACGTCACGGATCATCATGGCCTTGTAGATGGCCTCTTCAAGGTTCAGCCCGGTGCGAAGCTGCCACGCTGCGCGGGCCATGTCCACGAGCAGCTTGTGCTCACGGGGCACCTTGACCGTCAGGCCGTCGGTGTTGACTTGGATTAGGCGCAGCCCTGGGATGTGCATCAACCCCTCGGCCAGCAGACACAGCAGCAGTTGCCCGTTGAGCGTGATGCTCATGGTGAACAGCGGGTCATAGAACACTGAAAATTGGTTGTTGCTGTCACCGTACACACCGTTGAGCGCCAGCTTCAGCATCGCTGATTCTGCTGACTTCTTGGGGTACTGCTTTCGCTGTTCGAACAGGTGCTTGTAAATGCTGACAAAATCTTTGCCGAGATGGGCCGGGTGAAACCCATTCGTGATTGCCAGGTTTGGATAGTATGAAGTGACATCCAAGTCCACGATGATGGACTCAGCGTCCGACTCGATGACCTCCGACTCGACTGAGCCGTGGATGCCCCCAAGACCGAAGACAAAAGTGAATCCATTGATGGTTGACGTGAGGTCAGTGAAGACCCCCTTAGTCTCCGTGATTGACTGAGCCTTGAGCCAGTTGAGTACCCGGTTGAAGTCGGGCTGCTCGAACTCGATCCAAGGCAGGATGGCGTCTTTGAGCGCGATGACTGGGCGCTTGGTCTGCCGAGGTGTGCGGCCCTTGGAGCCAAAGTCGTAACAGGCAACACCGGCTTCTTCTAGCTTCATGATGAAGTAGTCTTTGCCGATCTTGGTGTCGTTGTGGTTCATGAAGTCACGGTCATACTTGCGCGTCAGTTCCTCGCGGAACGTGATCATGTCGAGTGACTGGTGGTAGAACTTCTTTGTCTGGGCAACGTCGTGCTTGTTGTAGTTCTTGAGCACGGGCACCTGACCCTGCGTGAGCACGGTACCCACCGGGAACGGCAAGTCCTCGATGCTCTCGCTGCGCATGTTGAACTCCAAGACCTTCAAGCTGGTGGCTCGGGCCTTGTTGTCGAAGTGATGGATCTTGAACAGGTCAATCTGCTCAACGAACCGGTCAGACGGGTTAACCTGGTGCAGCCACTTGCTGCCATCCTCGTCTTGCGAGTGGATGATCGCCATCGCCTTTTGGTACAGGGTGGTGGCGTCACTGTGACCCATGCGAATCAGGGTGTGCAGCACAGGGTAATCGAACCCAAGACTGTTGAATCCCACCATGCGGGCGTTGGTCTGCTTCAGGTACTGAACAAACTCGATGATGGCTCGGCTGTCGTTGCGCCAGTCGCTGATCTCAAACTCCCACGTTATCGGGAGCCATGCGTGTTCAGCGGCCAGCGTGAATACATTGGGAAATGTCTCAATATCCCAAACGATGTCGTTACTCATTACGGTTACCGGGTAGACGGGGGCCGAAGCCCCCGGTTGATTACTGAGCGCCCATCATGAAGGGAGGCATGGGCATTGCGGGTGCTGCGGGTGCAGCAGCCGGGGCGAACATGCCAGCAGGAGCGCCAGCCACAGCACCGAACAGGTTCGATGCGTCAACAGCACCTTCACCGAATGGGGTGTCATCAGCAGCAAACTGGACAGCGATCAAGTCGCAGCGGATGCCACGGCCATGCTTGTTGTCCTGCGGCCAAGGCTTGATGGCAGCGTTGACACGGCAACCACCGTACATCTTGCGGGCCAACTGCTGGTACGCCATCGTGTTGGATGGGTCGATGGGTGTGCCATCGGCTTGGATCATCTGCGGTGGGTTGTCACGACCAGCGGTGATGAACACGTTGCCGGTGTAGCCGTCGTAGGGTTGGAAGGTCTTTTTGTTGATCTTCTCCGAACCCATGCCGTAGCAGCGGGTCTTGCGGTCCTGCTGGATCATTGCCATGACGGCTTGGGCGTGTTCTTTCCACTTCTCCAAGGCCAGGGCACCGTAGCGCTGCATGAACTGCTGAAAGCCAGCGTGATCCTGCGGCATGATGAACTCGCAGTTGTACGAGATGCGTTCCTTGCCGGTCTGCTCATTCACTTGGCGCTGGGGTTCAGCGAGGTGGGGGAAGGACAGACGGACGTTCGACAAAAAGATGATTTCAGACATTACATTTACTCCAGTTTAAGAAAGCCAAGCGGGAAGCTCGGCGGGGGTTTCAACTGCGCTAAAGAGTGGCGCAGCATTCAGTGTGACGGCTTTACGCTCGTCAGATTCAGGGACCACGGTCAACTTGCCAGCCATCTTGACCACGTACTCTTGCTCCATGCGGGAAAGTTGGCGGTCAGTCAGGGACACTTTGGTGCCGTCACGTTTCTCCCACGTCAGCTTCTCAGCCTTGGCAGGGGACACGAGTTTGGTTTCGTAGATTGCGGTCTTGGGGATGCCCATCTTCACGAGCTTGTCGGCCATCTCCTCCTCGGGCAGTGCCCAAGCGCGGGAGCCACGACCATTGACCAGCTTCAAGCCAGGAATGACCTGACCAGCTTCCATGCGACGCAGTGCTTCCTTCTCGACAGCTTCGAGTAGTTGGCGCATCAAGGGGGCGGCTTCCATGATCTGTGCGATCTGGGACATATCCATCGTAGATGGGTCTTTGTTGGCAGATTGCTGCGCAACATCGGGCAATTGAGTTACTGGTTGGAACATGACTCCCACATCCTTCATTACGTTACTTGCCAGCGCGGC